CTTATACGATATGACGCTCTCAGCATGTGAGAACAAACTAACTAACTACGAACTAGCTTGTAAGGAGGTAAACAAATGAGCTATTTACAAACAAACATAGGCGATTTTAAAAACGAACTTAAGAAGCTACAAGAAACTACTAATGCACAAATTGAAAGATTACAAAATCTTTTAGAGAAAAAAAATAATCCTAATTATGAAAAACTATCATATAAAGAACAATTAGAAATAATTTTACAAATTAACGACACTAGTACATTTATTAGAGAATATGTGCAAAGCAGTGTTAGACGTTTAGGTGAATCATCTTTTAACATTAGACATTATTCTTTTACAGGATCTTTACAAAGAAAAGAATTAGAAAAAAAAGTAAAAATAGAAAGTGTAAAACATTTATCTGCTAAAGAAATACCATTTGATATTTTTAAATGCATTATGGAAGATGAAGGTATCCATCAATTAACAAAAAATGAATTGATTAGACAGAGAGGTGATAAAAGATACAAGATTAAGGAGGTAAACAAGTGACTACATTTGTACCTATTACACGTTTCTCAAGATGTAAACGCTATTCAGGGGCTAAAATACAATGCCCTAACTGCAAAAACATAGGCAGGGTTTATCATCTTTCATGGTCAGCCTTACAATGTCAAAACTGTAAAAATATGATTGAAAAATATGATTGGTTAATAGAAAAAGGTAAGTATTCTAAGGAGGTAAACAAATGACTTTTTATAATACAATTAACGAACAGCCTAGTGAATTAGCTGAATCTATATCTAAAGCTAAAACACAAGAGGAAAAGATAATAAAATGTTTTAAACAATATGAAAGGCCACTTAGTCCTTCTATGGTGCTATCTATCATAAATATTAATTGTCCTATAACATCTATTAGGCGAGCTATGACAAACTTATCTAATGAAGGCAAACTAGAAAAAACAAAAGACTATGTAATGGGTAACTACGGTAAAAAAGAGCATCTATGGTGTTTGCCAAAAAAAACCAGAAACTTTAAATCAATCAATACTTAATATATGAAATAAAAATAGTCGGGAAGCCTGATAGTTAAATTTTTTAGAGATAGATTTAACTTGAAAGTTATAAAAAACCTATAAGCTCCATAGGAAAGACAGGGCAAGTTATCGGACTTGGTACACATCCCGACAAACTATTTAACAGCCCCTACTTAGGGGTATTTTATTGTCTAGTTTAATTTTGGAAACAAATTTTGCTCAAGCAGATCAACTAATTTATCATCAACGGTGTTTGAACTTTGTTTTACAAAAGATCTTAAAATTTGAATTACTAACCTTTTTGCATGTGTATTTGAAAGGAAGTGTAAAATTATAGTTTTAAAAATTTTGTACATAGCATTGTTTGGGTTTACAAACATATTGTAGACGTTAAATTAAAAATGGTCATCTAGGGCTGTTTAATCCCCATTGCAAAGCTAGACAGCCTTTTTCCTATCGTCTAGGCTTAATTTCTGCTACAGCTAGTTCTACCTCTTTCAATCTGTGAAAAATTTCTTTCATATTGTCTTGCATATCGTCAATTTTATCTGTTAATAATTCTATTGCTGTTGTATTTCTTACTAAGTCATCCCTTGATTGTCTACCTCTATAAGACACAGAACCGACTGATATAAAACACGCAGTAAGTAATGCACCAGATGTAGCTGCTATAACCTCTACCATTATTTTTATTTTATGTATATATTTATAGTATATATCATGTCTAATATATGGAAGAACAAGAACCTAGTAAACTTGAAAATATAGTAAAAGTTTCTATTCTTTTATGGAGTGCAACATTATTAACACTTTCATATTATGAACCACAAGATGGTAAAAAAATTGTAGATTTTGACCCAACTTTTATTGCAAGTATTTTTAGCGCATCTACTGCGAGTCTTGGCTTGGCTATTGGTAAAAAGGGCAACAATAAAAAAGAAGTTATATTAGATAATAAAGATAATAAAACTACTAGCAAATGAAAAAATTAATTTTATTAGCATTTTTATTTACACCTGTTGCAGCTTTTGCTAATGGTACGCCATCTTGGACTACAGGTAGTTCTAATAGGGTAGAAAATACTACTCAGACAATAACCCGCACACAGGTTACTGAAAAATATGGGTCAGCGTTGAATACTTGGGAAGCAACTAATATATCTGTAGCTGCATCTGCTGGTATAGCTGGCGGTGACGCAGTTTTTACAGTTACAGATAATACTAAAGATTGGTCACTTAGTATTACTACTAGGGCAGCTAGTCAGATGACAGAAAAAATCACTCTTAACGATGCGATTACTACCACTAGTGTTATTACTAGTTTGTCAGTCTTTAGTCAGTAAAGCAAAGGCAGAAGGCGATACTAACGTACAAGCGCAACCTAACGCTGTAGGTAATTCATCTATTATTAATCAGAATATGAATATAAATAATGGGATGACAGGTAAGCTACAATTTGGAAACTTAGTTTGTAGTCAACCTACTATGGCAATTACACCTTTTTATACAGGTAATGACGCACAAGGGGGGGATACCTATTCTATAAACGAGGGATGGGGCGCACAAATAAGCTGGATGATACCATTAGGAAATAATAATAGTACCTGCGAAGAATTAGCAAAAATTAAGCTTAAATTAGCTGTAGAAGAACTAGATAAGCAAATACACGATAAAAATTTAGTACGGATTTTGAAATGTAGTCAACTTCATGCTAGTGGTTATATGATCAATCCACTTTCTAAGCATGCATATCTTTGTAGTGATGTTATAAATATAAGATCTTATGTGAAAGCTAATCCTAAAAAATTTAAGTAGCTAGTTTAGACACCACATATTACAGGTATGTGAACTCTAGCTACCTTTATTATTATCTATTTTTTCTTTCACATTTGCGACTTCTTTTTTAAGAATCTTAGTAAATATCTTTTTAAATATTTTCTTTATTTGATTTAAAACAGCCTGACCTGCAATACCACCTGCAACAGATACAACAGAGGCAGTACCAGCAGCAATTACAGAACTTGCAATTACTTCAGGGGCTGGTATTGGCATTTCACCAAAAAACGGTAAATTGAACGTAGCTACAGTTTCAGATGATAAGGTTTCTATGGGTGCTGGCAGGTTCTGCGGTATTATTTCTTGTTTTAGTTACGACTCTATCGCCTCTGAAGATTTTTTATCTTCTACAGCAGAAGATTCCGACTCTTCCTGAAGTCCCGACTGAACTTGTTCCAGACTTGGAAGAAGAATTGGATCTAGATAAGGTTCTTCCACAATTGGAGGGTAAAAAATTGTTTTAGGTGGATTTAGTACATTGTCTGTATTTGGCAAAATAGGCAAATAAATTTCATCCACTTTATCTTTGTATTTTAATTTTTATATATTGTGTTGGTTGCCATCCTTCAGGTAGTTGATACAACCAGTCTAAATATATTTTTGTAACCCATAAAATTTGAGGGTCATCAAAATTTGCTAACCATTCTTCTCTTTCTATAGCTTCTAATTCTTCTTCAAAAGACATAATAAATTTAGCTATTACTTAAATATTAACCTTTTTTAAAATATTGGCTTCTAGCAGCTTCATAGTCATACATGCATTCATTAGGATTATATTCTTGTGTTTTAATTCCATCAGGTGTTATATAGATAATTCTGCAACTAAAAAGGCTTAAATTAGGATAATTTTGATTAAAAAGGCTTACATAACCACCTATTTGTAAACTATGATTTTTCTTACTGTATTTTTCTTGCGTTTTATAATCTGCTAGGCATAACATCCCTGTATTTTTATGTTGTAATATCGTATCTACGCTCCCTGCAATATCTCTTTTTCTATCAATCATTCTTAATTCATTTATTACAGGTTTCCAAGTTTCCCACATTCTATAATTTATTAGATGTTTTACCCATTCTGCATATTCTTCTGCATATGCTAGTGATAGTGGTATATCACCTGTTTCACACCATATTTGAACGGCTGCATGTATTTTTGTACCTCTTTCAGCTGCTTTTTCCATACTTTTGCTTACATAATCAGTTGTTTTTATAACATCGCTTACTGATCTTGCTACATAGCATTTACGTTTTAAATCATAATACTTATGCGGCTCTGGATAAAACTTAACAAATGGATCTTGTACAATTAAATTTTTATCTTTGTTTTTCATACATCACAGGATCAAAAGTAATATTATTTGTAAGTAAGTTTCTATATTTTGGTATTTTATGTACTGGTACTGATGGTAATGCGCCCCTTAGTGTTCTTTTTACTCTAACCCATCTACCAGTACCTAATTCTCTTTCATAACCCATAGATAAAAACCAACCATCAGGAGGTGTATCTAGATCTTGTTCTTTTATAAGTCCTTTTTTAACCATTTTTATAAGTGTTCTAACAGCACTTCCAGCAAATAAAGCTTCCATTAGATTAATCTCCCATATTCATCAAATTCTGCAACCTTTTGATTAGGATGCATTATTGATTGTTCTGGTTCTTTATTAAATCTGTTTATGCGCTGTTGTTGTTCTTCATAATTTTTTATTGTGCAACCCTTCCAAGTACCTGCAAGAATACCAGCATCTAATTGATCTTTTAAAGTTTCTAAACCATACTTATCTATAAATTTTCTATATTCTGTATTTTGTCTTTTCCAAGCTTCTATACTTTTTGCACCTTTTTTACTTTTCCAAAACTCTAGTATTAACTCTTGTATATCTTTTAAATCATCTGGAACTATCTTTTCTTGTTTTTCTTTTTTATTAATTTTTTCTTTTTGTTCTTTTCTTTCTAACTTCTTATCTTCTAAATCTTTATTATCTGTATATATATAGTCTATATTATTTGTCAATTTTGCATTTTTGTTAACTCTTAAATCTATAGCTTCTTCTAATAAAACATGTATAAAGCCTCTCGTAGTAATGTAACTAGGTTTTATAGATTGTATTTTGTCAATTAATGACTGTTCAATAATTGGTCTTGTCATGGACATTAGATGTACATAAATTGGATATGTTTGTACAATAATTGAACATATGCAGAACAGTAAAACAACTAAGCACTAGATAGATTGTATTAAAACTTCACAAACGCTATATATATGTTATGGTTAGCTCATAAGTCTACTAAATGCAATGTCTTGTACATTAGCTAAACATAAT